ATAAAAAGTATAAAAAGTATAAAAAGTATAAAAAGTATAAAAAGTATAAAAAGTATAAAAAGTATAAAAAGTATAAAATAGGACCTTCGGGTCCTTAATTTAATTTAAATACTTTATTCCAAACGGTTTGAATAGCTTCTCTAGTAGGAAAAATAATTTGTTCTCCCTCTACATATTTATATTTATCAGCTAAAACTTTTGATAATAGTAGTTGTATTAGTTGGTATTTATATTTATCCAAGTCATCATTCTTAAGTTTTTGTAATTCTATATCATTGAATATAACATTACCATATACTTGAATATCTTTTAACTCTTGTATAAAACTATCTAGTTTATCAGTTTGTGCATTCAAAAACATCTCTTTAGACGAAAGTTGTTTCATAATATTATAAAAGAATGATATCTGACCTAACAATATATCTTTTGAAGACGGTGTTACGGGAGTAACTACTTCATCCATTTGTTTACCTGTAGATATAGTATTATATATTTTATACTTTTCTTCAATATCCTTGATTATAATTTCAGATAATGGTTTTCCTGTATACGGATTTTCTGCAGGTTTTGGAGGTTGTCTTTTCTTAAATGATTTTAATAATTTAAATAATGTCCGTATATCTTCACAATAAGTAGTTCCATTTTCTTGATACATGTAAAAATTTTCTGGATAAATATCTTGAATATCATTACCATCTAGGTTATCAGAATTCACGCATTTTGTAATATTATTTTGTTTATTATCTGATAATTTTTTTTCATATACATCTAATCTTTCACATACGTCATCTACATCTATTTCTTCAATACGAAGTAAATCTTTATATTTTTGAACTTCGTATCTATCACGTGTCTGGCATGCTTCTTTCCAATTAAATCTATTATCAGACGTATATCTAGTTATATATTTATAATATCTAGGATTCATATCTATATTATTATCTATTATATGTTCACTTAATAATCTTAAAATTGTGGAGTTATTTAATTCTAATGCAATTTGATAAGCATTTTTATGCTCTGTAGTTTCAAATGTTAAGTTAGCATTATTTTCTAGTAAAATTTTAACGTTTGTATCATTTTCATCCTTAATAGCCCATATTAATGGAGTTTCTCCGTTAAGAGATTGATTATTAATATTAGCACCTTTCTTTATTAAGTATTCAATATCAGTTGAAGATTTAGATGCGTACATAAAAAAAGTTTCACCATATTTGTTTTTATAATTGATATCTCCGCCATTATCTAATAAATATTTAATAATATTATCTGCAAAATTTACAAATAAAGTTAATGCCGTTTCTCCTTCATTATTTTCGTGATTTATGAATGTAGATTTTGAACCATTCACATTATTTACTAAACATTTTACTATTTCTATATTTGTATAAGGGTTTTTAGCACTTACAATTAAAGAGGTATCACCTGTATCTGGATGAATATTTTCTACCTTTGCACCTAGTTCTATAAGAAACTCTATTTTTTTAACATCTGAGGAATAAATATACATTAATTCAGTTAATACATCCTGATCACCTTCCATTAAAATACCAAAAGGATGCTGCCCGATATAACTAATTAACCACTTAATAATCTCTAAATCGTAATCACTAAATGTTTGTAAAAATTGCTCAAAAATAATTTTCATTGTATCTAAAAGTAATTCTTGATTATCATATATTAAATCAAAATTTTCATGTTCAACAAGTAATTTGACTATATTCAACTTTCTTCCGTGAAATGCTTGTTCTAACCCCATAACAAGACTTTCTACATTACAACTAGGTAGTAAAATTTTAATAATATCTACATTATTCTTAGATATGGCATAAACTAATGGTGTTAGACCCTGATTGTCTCCTATATTAACATCTGCATTATATCTTATAAGTAATTTTGTTATTTCAACTAAATTTTGGAAAGATGATATATGAAGAGCTGTTAAATTAGAACTTGTTAATACATCAGGTTCAGCATCTTTTTCTAATAGATAATTAACAATTTCTACATCTTTCCGATTAACTGCTTTAATAAGAGGAGTTTCTTTATTGTTATTTTGTAAATTAATTAAAGCATCATGTTTGATAAGTAATTTAACTAAATCTAGATTTTTTAAACCAATAACAAAATGTAAGAGTGTTTCTCCATTATTATAACCTTGTGTATCTTGTAGGTTTGCGTCTAATCCATATTCTAATAACAATTGTAAAATCTCAGGACCATTTTTAGTGTTAATTACATTTGTAATAGTAGTGTAGGTATTTACATATGGATGTTTTATATTAGGGTTTGCACCTGCTTCTAATGATTCTTTTATGTCTTGACTAGATGGATTGTCTAATTGTAAATTTTCAATCAAGTTCATATTGAGTTTCTGTTGTTCCGGAGTGGTTGTTTCAATATTAGGTAGTGGTTCATAAAATGATTGGTTGCGTTTTAAACTACCCCCGCCACGTTTAATAGATGAACATTTCCTCATCATTCTAATATTATCTGATAAAAAAAGTATATTTATTATAATTAAAATAAGACAAATTAAAATATTTTTTATATTGTATTATTATAATTATGGAAACAATAGCATTAGTTGGATTAATAACAGCTGCAGGCTATTATCTACAAGATAAAACGCCCCGCTCTCAAGAAAATATTCGAAATCTCAATGAAAAAGACCCTGAGATTACTAAAATGTCTGAATTAGAAAAACCAAACTCTTTAAACATTTATAATTCAGATAAAGTAAACGCATCTAATGATGAAGTGTTAGACCGTTCTTTACAAAATTATAAAGATGCTGAGAAGCCGGCATTTACAGGTATTTTACCACCAATTTACAATAGTTATAGTTCTATAGGTAATGATACAATTCTAAATCTCAATTTAAAAGAATCTTCATCTTCTGACTTGGCTAAAATAGATGATAATAATAGACGTGATAATATATTCAAAGTCCAAACTAGAAAAGTACAAGATAGACCTATGTTTAATCCATCAAACTTAGATGTTAATGATAATGAACAGCGTTTCTCTAACTTTGGTGCTGGTGCATTTACTGGTCAAAATGTAAGTTTATTAACTGGTCAACCTATTGAACGTGAGCATTCTAATATGGTACCATTCTTTGGAAGTAATATTAAACAAAATATTGAAACATTTACCAATGTATCTACATTAGACCATTTTACAGGTAATACATCTACATATATTCACAAACAAGAAGTAGGTCCACGTTTTGAACCAATGCAGCAAGATATTTCAGGAACACCTTTATTAACGGATAATATTGATACTTCTAGATTTATTCCATCGGCTTTTAGACAGGGAGAAAAACCATTTTATGAAGAACGTATTGCTGCACCTATTTCTGGAACTCTGGATAATCCTTTAAGTAAAAATTTCCAACCTAGTATTGATCAATTACGTATTGCTAGTAAGGCCCAAGTTAGTTATGAGGGGAGAACAAAGGCTGGTCAAATTGGTTCTGTTCGTGCGCCTACAACTCCTGTAGCTAAAAATAGAGTTGATACTCATTATAGTCTTGGACCAGAACGAATGTTTACAAGTACAGGTGCTGTTATTGCAAATAAACAACGGGATAACTTGGATAACTTGGCGCCAACATCTAGACAAGACCAAAATCTAGAATATTATGGAGCTAGAGTTGCTAAAGAATCATTGGCATCAGGGCCTAGATTAAAAGGGTTAGATAATACAGATGAACTGGATTTTTCGTCTGTTTTCCAAGCTCCTAAACGTACACAATTACGTTCAGATACGGAAAGAAATAGAGGTAGTCAAATTCCTAGTGTAAATGACTATGGTAAAGATAGTTATAATTTACCAGAATTAGAAAGAGAAACTACAAATGAATATCAAACTCTTAATGTCAATAGAAGTGGTACTGGTCAGAAATTATCTTTACCAGATAAGGCCAAAGTCACAGTCAAAGAAACATTGGTTGGTAAACGTGATAACTCTGGTAATATTAGACGTGCAGTTCAAAGAGATAAAAATACAGGTATGACAGATTATTCTTTGAAAACGACCAACAAAGAAACTCTTATTTATAAAGACTATAGGGGTCAAGCTAATAAAAAAGACCAAGTTGGTTATAATATTGCTAAATATACTGCTAAAACTACAAATAAGGAAATGACATCCGATAATGCATATAGTGGTAATGCAGATGCTTCACATAAAACAAATATGGTACGTTCTACATTCGAAGACCCTCAAAAAGTCAGAAATGCCGTTCATGTTAAAAATTATCGTGGTGCTGGTAAGGCACATACTCAAACTGCTGAAAATAGAACAAAATATAACAATGCTGAAATTACCGAAAAGAAGGAAATTATTTTAAAGGGTACTAGACCAAGTGGGCGTAAATCTACTTTAGGTTCTATTTCAGGAGGAGTTGGAGCTATGGGTGAAATTAAATCTACACCAAATATGTTATTAAAAGAGAGAGCTAAAGACCGTGTTGAAAATGTAAATACTCAACAAGTTATTCCTTCAAAAGAAATTATTGGTTATCAACAACCTATCTTCCATAAATATGGCGAAGTTGAAAATAGTCGTATTGATGGTAGATTGGCACAACAACAATTAAGTAAGAATCCATTTTACAATTTAGATTAAAATTAAGAGCGATAAAGCAATTGTGACGTAATCAAGCATTCATTTAGTTTGAATAAAAATTAATTGATTTAAATTTTATTCAGAAAGAGAATTAATATTTTTTTTATTTACATTTAATATTAGATTAAATGAGTAAAAATGTGCATTTTGACTTGTCACAGAATATAGTTTATATAACTTATTCGCGTCAAGAATATGACAGGTCATGTATTGACCATGTTCTGTATAGACGTGCATATAGACGTATATCTGATGAAGAAATGAACGCTATTTATGTAAATTTAGATTTATATAAATTATACGAAATGCCTGTTCATAAAAGTAGTTTTAAAAATAATCTTTATCATGTAAAAAAGGTACTTGTTAATTCTTAAATTAATGTTACTAATTTTTGACCAATTGTAAATCCAGCACCTAATTTAGCGCCAAAACCTACAGGTGCAGTGAATTGGTCTAATATAAACATAGTGAACGCTGCTGTAATAGAGATTAGAAATATTTCATTAAAAGTTGGTTTTCGTAAACTTGTTTTATACATTAAAGGAACATAATATGCAGCTATTGCTATAGCTAAACCTTGTAAAATATATTTAGATGCTAATTGTAAAGCCTCATTCATATTTATTTTATTGTTTTCACTCATATTACTATTTAACAATAAAATAAAATTTTATTAAAATAATTTTATTTATTCAAAATAAACTGGTCAATTTTATTTATTCAAATAAACTGGTCAATTTTATTTATTCAAATAAACTGTCATGTTTGCCCTCTGTATAATTATTATTAATATATGAATTAACTGCATTGCTTGAATTTAATTTAACTCTTAAAGAAGAATGAGTTTCACGAAGATTATGTAATTGTTTATCAAGTGTATTGTGAACTGATGGGGAGTTTTCTTTATCAATTAAAGAAAGTGTAGATTCTAATTCTTTAATTTCATCCTCTAGTGATTTTAATTTTCCTAATGTATCAACAATATCATCTTGTGCAGACTCTTCTTCAATCTCTTGCATAATTTCATTTCTAATTTCTTCAATAGTTAATTGTTTTTCTTCTGGAATTTTGGGTTCAACATTATTTTCAATAGCACTTCTTAGTTCAGCATCTGCTAAATCACGTTCTTCTGGTGTATATGCATCAAATTTTTCACGAGCTAGTTTTAAATCTTCTTTTAGACTTTCTAATCTTTCTGCATCTTCTTTTAGCTTATTTTCGAAAGTTTGAATTCGTTGAAGCACCGCAATAGGGTGTTCTTTCTTACTAGCTAACTCACGTTGACCGTCAGCCTTACCTTCTCGAATAGCTTCTTTCATCATTTCTTGTTTACGATGATGCCAGTGTTCATTAGCCTTTTCTTTGTTTTCAAGATAGTTTTTAATAAGGTCATTTAACTGTTGATTTTCATATTCGACATTAGAAACATCATATGGTTCAACTGCAAGAGGGAAAAACTTACCAACATCAACTGTATAAATATCATAATCTTTATCTAGTTTCATGATACGTTTTGTTAAAGCCTTTGCAGATTCTAAAGAGTCTGCAACGCCACGAATTTTTAAACCCCATACATCACACTTTTGTCTCATATGAGGACCAACAATACTAATCAGTGCATATTTCTGACTTGGTACTGGTGGATCTTCCACTAAATAATCGATAGATTTACCTTTACCTTTAGACATACTATATATATAATTCTGTTTTAAAATAATTTAGAAAGTTTAACGCAAAATATGTTAATTACGTTAATTTTCTAATTTCTTTTTAACTACTTAGAATATATTCTAACATGACTTTATTTAAGAAAAATAACCAAGTTACAGAGCTCTTAAATAAGTTTAATAATCTCGAAAACAAAATTGATATTTTAGATAATAAGTTTGAATCATTTAAATATATGGATGGATGTTGTGATTGTCAGACACGTGAAAATAAGATTTACAATGATTTAAAAGAATATTTAGATGACAAATTATTAGAATTAAAAAATTCAATACTCGAAAGTGTAAATAAAAGTATAGTACATCAAGATAATAATTATGACACTTCTAGTGATTCTTCTGATGATAATTTACATTATTTAGAATGTTTAGAAAGTAAATTACGATTAGCTATAGAAGAGATTTATAATAAAAATAGAATTGAATTATTAGAAACATTAAAAAAATGTTGTGAAACTCACAATACTCATAACAAAACTGATATTTTTAATTTATTCAATAATATGCATCAAACTTTAGGAGGCATGTTAGTCCAATTACAAAATGATGTTAAAACAAACTTGAATGAAAAGGATTTATCTTTAAGAACAGACTTACAGACATTTTTTATCGGTGTTCAAAAAGATTTATCATCTAATATGAATAGTCAAACAAGTACTTATATTAATCATTTATTAGATGTTAATAACCAATTAACTAAACATGTAAAAGAGTTAGAAGAATTAACACTTAATATTGATAAAAATGTAAAATCCTTTTATTTTGAAAATGAAATAGTAAAACATCAACTTCAATTATCTGAAGAAATTAGAAACTATAGTAACGAAATTGTAAGTTTACGGGAATTAGCAATTAATACGAAATCTAAAATTGATGATTTACTTGATAAATATGATTTTGAATAAATATAAATAAATAATTAGTTAAGTCTTAATTAAACATTGAGTAAATTTAATTAAGATTTAAATACTTGGATAAAACTTCCATGGAGTTTTGGGGTCTGTTTTTGCAAGTTCTTCGACAATTTTCTTAAATGTTTGGTCTTGTTGTCGAAGTTTATCTGGACTTTTAAGAAGGAAGAAGTATTTACTAAATTCAGGAAGACCAAGAATAAGAAAGAAGTGATGAAGTAGATAACTGTATGACAACATATTTTTACGACTGGGGTCCTTATATTTTTCAAATGGACTTTGAATTTGTTGAAACATTTCTTTAATTTTTGTTTCAACTTCTTGAGTAAGAACAAATGGAGGTCGTTTATTAATTCTATTAATAATTGAGATAACATTATCATAATAATCGTTTAAGTCAAGTTTCTTGAGATATTTCTTTACTTGAGCTTCTGTTAATGTGCTTAAATCTTTTACTCTTTGTTTATGAGCTTCTAAAATAACTTTGTCTAATATATCTTGAGGAATTTCCTTATGTTCTTTAGCCTGGAAACGTCTCAACCAATCTTCTAAATGTGTTTCTTTTTGGTATGTAAACTGTGGTCTATAATCCATTTCTTGAAGCTCTTTATATCCAAGTTCATCAGAGATTTGTATCATAGGTTTACTCATTCCGCAATCATAACAAACTGCAAAACCATCACTTGGAATTAATACACTATCACAATTTTCACAATAAATATCTGAACGATTACATGCAGCCTTTCTAAATGATATATAATTTGGGTCTACAATCTTCATATAATCATCTACAATATCATTTTTAAGTTTATTTATTTTATATAATTCTTGTTCTACATTTTCATCCTTTGTCATTAATTCCTTTTCTTGTTCATCTAATAAAATGTAATCATTGATAAGATTACATGTACTTAATATATAATCTGTTTCTAAGTTACCCGATTGAATATAATCTATTTCTTTTTGTAGATTCTTATTATGTTCTTCTAATCTTACAATTTTAAGTGCATTATCAGCATTTAAATAACCAAACCCTTTATTGTTAACTCTTTTTAAAGCTACTTCTTTATTTAGAACATCTATTTCTTCTAAATTCTTATTAATTAAACTTCTTAATTCTTTAAGTTTTTTGTCTTTTGATGCTTTAGTAAATTCATTCATTTTTTCATCATGAATTTTTAATATAGAATTTTGCATTTTTGATGATTTGTGATGAGAAGTCTTCCGCTTCGAATTATTTTCTTTATCATTGTCTTTTTTTTTCCTCATAATGAAAATAATAATGAGTTATGTTTAAATGGTACTGATATTTATAACTATTTTAGTTTTATAAAATTAACGTATTTTAAACGCGTTATTAAACAACAAATAAATAAAATATTATCCTTGTTTATATTAGATGACTCATAAGAAAATCATTTTGAATTTCATTTATAAGTTTTTATGTATTCTCAAAGCCGCAGCAGATGGATGGATTGTAAAATATATAGGAGGGAATCAATTCGAATTTATATCATATAGAAATATAGATATTAAAGAATTTTTTGCTAAATATACAAATGAATTGCCTTCTATTATTACTAAAATATAAGTGTAAAAATAATCAAAAATATAAATACATAGAATTTGTATTTTCTTCTAAAATACCATGACCTTGTAATGTAATTCTTGGTGATGCATTATTCTCAAATCTTACAATCGAATGAGGTATATTACCTGAATGAAAATATATAAATCCAGGTTTATATTTTATGATACGAGGTTTTAACTTATCTAAAATATCTCTATCTGGTCTAATTTTTTTAGCCATATATTCATCAGATAAATTATTATCATATTCATATAACCCAGAATTTTCATTAGATGTAGATAAACTTAATGTAAAAGAAAATGTAACCTTGTCATTATACGTATTGTCTTTTGTATTAAATACATTTTTATATTGTTTATCTCTATGAACAACTTCTGTATAGTTATCTGATGAATACATTATATGAAATCCAGGATTACCATGTTTAGTACTATATTTCACATTATATCTTGGAAATATTTCTTTGACAAAAGAACATATAATATCTTTAATATCTTGAAAATAAGTATCTAATACATTATTATAATGTATATATAATTGTTGATACTTATTATAATCTAAAAATGTATAACTACAAATAGGAACGCCTATGGTAAAAGTTTTAACATACACAGGATGTTTTAACCATAAATGTTTTAACGATATTATTCTACTTACTAATGCTTGACACTGTTCATGTGATAATAGTTGTTTTGATAATATAGTTTTATTTAAATTTATATGTGACATAATATATTTACACATATATATTTTAAAATTATGATACGCGTAATATATCAAATAATTTAAAAACAATTTATTTTAATTATGTAATGAAGATTTCTCTATTCTTAAATAAAATATTTACCTCATCATTTTTATTACGGCGACCTTATACATCTATACAAAGTCATACAGGACCTATATTTGAATTAGATTTACCTGACCATTTTTCACAATCAGGTAATAATGATTTACCAATTAATTATGATACAATTAAAAACATGATGTTAATGAGTTATGATGCGTATTTAGAACCAAACGATTCTAAATGGGAACAAGTTGATTATAATTTGACAAGTGATATATCAGTAAATGCAAATGATATTAGAGGGTATTTGTTTTCAGATGAAAGTAAAACTCATAATGTCGTAGCTATAAAAGGTACTACTATTAGTTTTTTACCAATGTTTCTAAGTATTTTTAATTCAACTGTACCTAATGATAAATTTAATGATAATATGTTTTTTAGTTGTTGTTTTTATAAAGAAAGCAAACTATTTAAAGAATACTGCGAAGATGATAAAGACTCATCTAAATATGAATGTAAAAAAAATTGTTATAAAGATTCACTTAATATTGAAAAAAATTATATAACAATGTTACCTACTATTATTGAAAATATTAAAAAGGAAATAGATTTTGATAATTCAAATGTATATTTTACAGGACATTCATTAGGTGGATTTTTATCTGTTTTATTAGGTCTAGAATATGACAAGCAAGTTATTACATTTGATAGTCCAGGTGGTAAGCATTATTTAGATTTAGTAGGTGTCAATTATGAAGGTAAAGATAAAAGAATATATCATTTTGGTCATAATGCAGATAGTATTATGCATGGTCATTGTGGAACTTTATGTTGGACATGGGGGTATAATGTAGAAACAAAATGTAGAATAGGAAATTCTTGTATATATGATTCAAAAGCTAAATTAGGTTTATCTGATTCAATTCGAACACATCAATTAAGTTATTTGATAAATGATATTTTACCACATTGGGAAAATGATTTACCACAATGTATATACAATGATGCATGTGATGAAAATTGTAAAAAATGGTCTTTTATATAAAATTTTTTTATTTATTATAAGTATATAATAATAAATGGGTCAAGGTGCTCCAGGTCAAGCTGGTATAGATGGTCAAGATGGACAACCAGGTCCTCAAGGCCCTCAAGGTCCTCAAGGTCCTCAAGGTCCTCAAGGTCCTAAAGGTGATAGTGGTTCAATAGGTTGGAATGATTTTAATGAACAACAAAGACTTGATGTTATTAACAAATTAAAGGTTTACCCAGAATTTAAAGGAAGCAAGGGTGATAAAGGTGATAAAGGTGACAAAGGTGATAAAGGTGATACTGGTGCTGGATTTGATAGTGAACCAAGCAAAAACTTTTTAAAAGGTAGTGTTATGTGGTGTGCTGATGGCGAATTATGTAAACTTCCAGCAAATAAGAAAGGGTTAGATTGGGGTTATGGTGGTAGTAAAATCCATGATGATGCGCAACTTAAAATCGAATCAGATGACAACATCTTTTTACGAACTGGAAATAAAGATAAAATTCACATTGGGCCATCGCATATACAATTGTATGATGGAGCTACACATGTTCGTGTAGATGATGAGTGGGGTGGTTTATCTGTTAAAAATCCTCAAGGAAATTGGACACACTTTGGACATAAACATGGAGGTAGAAATAACTGGATTCGTGGAGATACACAAGTAGATGGTCTTTTACATGTTCCAAATGGTGTCGCTGGTGATATGCGGGTTCAAGGTACGAATATTTTTGTAGGAGGTGCACAAGATAAAAATAGATGGATTCTTCATGCTCCAAATGATGACAGAAGAGGTTTATGGTTTGCCCCTGGAAATGGAAGTGATAACTGGGATTGGGGTAAGGCAACGTATATGCTAAGTAATGGTGTATTAGGTCTTGGTCACGGATGGACACTCGATGCTACGGATGGTCACTTAAGATTTAAGAAGGGGGGTGATCAAAAATTCGTAGTACATGAAGATGGTAATGTTTGGAGTAAATCACAAGGCTGGTTATCTGGTGATGCTCCTACTTATGAATTTAGAACTCAAAATGGAAGATGTCTTGATGGTGGAAGTAATGGTCAAGGTTGTGATTGGAATAATGAATGGAGAAGATTTAGTATTGTTAGAACACCTCATGGTCGTAAAAATTAATCTTGATAAACTTAAAATTGAAAAATTTATAAATTATGTATTTATAAATTTAGTTATATATGTCTATTCAACAATTACTTTTATTATTAAATAATGTAGAGAAAGATAACTCTATAAAGGTTAATAATTATTTAGATAGTAGTATTCCAATTGTTAATGAAATTGTAAATTTAGCAGATAATATACTTATTACAAACAACGGTCAATGTAACTGGAAAAATATTTCTATTTTAGAAAATCATAATTTTAATATTTTTCCTATTGAAGTTGACTCTTTTGGATGGTTAGTTGCAGGTATACAAACAAGTAAAGGTGTTATTATTTACGGATAAATTACAATTCTACATTGAAAAATGTTTCCAATGATTTTTTAAAATTTACTCTGAACCCATAACTGAATGCACGTGGCCTTTTTTCTAAAATATAACTAATAATTTTTTTCATTAGTTTAGATTTATCTGTCCTATTTTCTAAATTATCAAACTTCATTATATCATTATCTATAAGGACAAATAATATAGCAGCTACAACTGATGCTGAACGTTGAGCTCCAGCATGACAATGAATTAATATATTTTTATGTTCAGATAGCAATTTTTTAAGAATAAATGGTATAACTGTATGATAATATTGTTCCATAATATAGATATCATGGTCTAATAATGAATCATATACAGGAATACGGAAGGTTTCTAATTTATTTAATCCGTGTTGAGCTGGGTCAAGAATATCATATACATATGGTAAATCAACTGAACAATTAATAATTACAGATATGTTATTGTCTTTTAAAAAGACAGGGTCAAGCGCTGATTTGTAATTACCAAGCCATAATGTACCAGATTTATTATTTTCAGGAATAATATTATTTACATTTTCGAAAAGACTATTGATATAAGGCATCATCATTCTCTATTATATATCATTAAAAAAAGTTTATCTTTTCTTCATTTAATTAAAAATTAAATTTAAATTTAATTTACTATTATATAATAGATATGTCTAGTAAAAAAATAGCAACAAGTTCTATAGGTTATCGTATTGTTAAAAAGGAATCATCAGATGATTGTTCATCTACAGCTGATGACTATGATAGTGACGGTTATTCTTCAGAAGGAGGTGGTAAATATAGATTTACTTCTATTGTAGAATCTGGGTATAAAAAACCTAAAGATGGGAGTAAACAAGACAATATGACAAAGGAACAAATTCGTGAAAAATTACAAGGATATAGAGCTCTTAAGACTATGCAAGAAAAAAGGTATTTATTGAATCTAAAACCGTTTAAAGTATGGATTCGATATTTTAATACACAAACAAAAGAATTTAGAGTAGGTGGATTATTAAAGTTAGTTGACCCAGAAATGAGATATATTATGTTAGTTAATACTAATAAAAATTTAACATGGTCTGTACAATTAAAAGACAATATCATTTTTGTTCCTAAAAATATAGAAGAAAAAGAGCAAGAAAGAGAAAAAGAAAAATTAACCAAAGAAAAATTATACAAATTATATAAAGAAGGCAAATTATCTAAACGGTAATTAAAAATTTTTTTTCTATATTAATTATAGACACTATTATAATTAATATGTCTTTGACAGGTACAACTCATGGAAATATGCGACATAGTGAAATAAAGCCTCAAATTTTGCACAATAGACCAATGACTCAAGAAATTAAATTATCTGGTACAGGATGCAGTATGGCATCTCATATGTTAACATCAGATGAACCTCGTATTGAATTATTAAGTCATTATAGATATGGTGGTTATGGTTATAACCATTTATATCCACGTTATCCACTTGGTTTTGGATATGGATATCCTTATCCATATTATAGAAGAGGATGTGGATATAACTATGGTCCGTATTCGTGGTTTTATTAATTTTTAGACCTTTTATTCCAATATTCATCTCCATATGTAACAAATATTTCTTCATTAGGATATATATCTTTAATTGCCTTTATTAACATATTATCAACATCTATAAATTCCCATGCAGCATTATTATCATCTGAATGATTATATAATGAACCAAAACCTAACATGACACTACATTTAGTGTCATATATTTCATTGTTTTTATTTGTAAATCTAGACGGCATTGTTATCACATAATCTTTTAATTTACTTTTTCTTATATTATTTAATGATATATAAGATATTAATGGGACAATTTCAATAATTTCTCCTTTTTTAATATATTTAGTAGAAAATACCCCTCTATTATGTATTTTAGATTTACGAATTTCTATATGAGATTTAGTTAATTCACGTGTAGCTACCAACACTCCTAACATTAAAAACACACTTATAATAAAAAAAATGATAATTAATAACATGTACATTACTAATAGTAAATATATTTAAAATTAATATATAATAAATTATTATGAATAAAAGATTGTTAAAAGAAATTCGGCAACTAATTATAGAACAAAATAAAAAACCATTATTAGAAAATGATTATCTAGTTGCATTTGACGAAGTAAACATGAATAAAGTTCAAGCAATTATTAAATGTCCATATGATTCAGTATATAGACATAAATTTATACGTCTAAATTTTGATTTACCAGAAGATTACCCACATTCTCCACCTAAAGTAACGTTTGTTAATTATGATGGTGTTAGAATTCATCCAAATATGTATGAAGATGGTAAATGTTGTAGTACTATTTTAAATACATGGCCAAGTGATAATGAAAAATGGACAAGTTCAATGGGTATTGAAACTATTTTATTAACATTTCATAGTTTTTTTGATAATAATCCCTATACATATGAACCAGGTGGTAGAGATGACCCTAGTTATACAGAATATGTATTATATCAATCATGGAAAACATGTTTATTAAGATATATACAAGATTACTCACAACCTCAAATATTTACTACATTTATTCACAATTATTTAATGGTTTATGTAGAAGATATTTTTAATGAATTAGTAACACTTTTAGAAGAATATCCATATGGTTCTCGATATACAAGATGTTTTGAAATAGATAATTATATAATTAATTATGAAAACATAATACATAGATTAGAACAACATTATCAGTATATAGATTACAAGGACAATTTTGCAAGTGAAGATGAAGACATAGATTATAATTCATTTATCACTAAAGACTATAAATGTAATATATGCTTTGATACAGGTGAACTTTGTAATGAAATTATTACTCTTGCATGTAAACATTCTTTTCATATAAAATGTTTGGATATACATACTTCAAATAATGGAAATATATGTTCTTTATGTAGAAGAGATATAAATACAGATGATTTAAATATTATAAAGAATAAATGTAAATCATTAAAAAGAAATTTAGAAGATTGGATAATAAATCCAGAAACAAAAAGACGTGTTAAAGTAGGTAGTAGAACATATTTAAGATTAATTGACGAAGGAATTATAAAAGTTAATGAAATTTAAATTTTAAAAAGTTAACTTATTTTTTATTAGCACTGATATTCAATTTCATTTGAATATTATTGAGTATATCATTTTGTAATACAGAACTTAATGCTTTTTTAACGGCACCTTTATTTAATTCTTTTCTTAGTTGTTTAATAGCATCTTCATATAATGAATAATCAAATTCTTCATCTTCTTTATATCTTTGTAAGAATTGTTTTAATTTTGTTTTTAATGTATTTAACATAGGGTCTGATAATAATTCGCAAGTATCTTTTAACCCTTTAATAACTGTAACTGTATTACCTTCAGTATCTTCTATAAAACAATTATATGTAGGTGGCTTCTTTTTAATATATTTAACAGCATGATTTTCTGGATGTTCTTGGTCACAAATAACATCTTTTATGTAATCAGTTAATAATAAATTTAATTTTTCTGGATTTTTATGTGTATTATCATCATCATACTTTTCTATTAAGTTCTTCATCTTTTCTGGTTCAATGTGAGATATATCTAACTTAGTTATAGGGTTAATTTCTATTTTAACATTTATATATGTATTATTTTCACCACCGATAATAGACTGATTAATATTTTGACTAGAAGACACAACTTTTAAACTTTCAATATATTCATGCAATTTATATAAATTATCTAATAAATCTGATTTACAACGTCTTTCATTTAAATGAACTTGTAAAGACTGTTTTTTCTTAAATTCATTGTTACATAAATTACACTTAAATATCATTATTATATCTTACTAATAATTTAATTTTATCCAAATTACGCAAACTTTTAGTAGTAAAATTTTAAAATGTAATAATAAATCTTATTTTTACGCATTCGTTTTTAAATATTTTATAAAACATCTAAAAATATTTTGAGTAATTACGCAAGCTTTTAGTAGTAAATTTTCAAACATTTTAATAAAAATACATAATTATCGATTCAAAAATAAGATTTTATAAAAATGTTTAAAATATTTTTGAGTAAGAGAGGGAGGTTTTTTTTGGTTATTTTTGATTTTTCGAACCCCCGAATAAAAAAAAACAGTTTTGATCTTAAATTTGTCAAAAAATTTTGAAATTGGAGGGTCTGAAAATCAAAAATAACCAAAAAAAACCTCCCTCCCTTACGCAAAAAATTATTACTAAAATATCATATTTTTACATAATTCTTTAAAAACATCGTTTAATTTTCTTATTTTTATAAAATATTGTAAAAATAATTTTGGGTAAACAATCAAATTATTTAAATGTATTATACAAATTCCTAAGTTCGTCTTCGTCAGAGTCATATAAATTAAATTCACTTTCTGTGTCGTCAAAAGTGTCACTGTCTAAACTACTTTCTATATCAACATTATTATCACGCAAGTTAGTTGTATCTATAAATGGTTTTTCTTTTTTTGTATTAGTATCTGCTGTATTAGTATCTTTATCATTTAAATTATTTTGATTCATTTCGTTGAATAATAAAGACAAAGGACTTAATTCTTTGTGTGTCTTTATTTTTTTATCATCAAAGATGTCATCAGAGTCAGATAGTTTTCTTTTTGTTGGGATAATTTCTTCTTCTGTACTATGATAAGAATCAGTATCAGAATCTGCTTCATATGCAAAATCTTCCATAAATTCATTCACTGTTTTAAAGAAAATATCATTAAAATATGGAAATTTATGATAAGAGATTAATTCTTCAAATATTTGATTAATAAGATTTTTATTCTTTTCACTTGTTAATTCTAATAAGTATTGTTCTGTTAAGGATTTAATTCTATTAGATATATGTATTTTTTCATCAGAAGATAAGTTTAATTGATATTTAAAATTAGGTCTTGTTTTTGTATGAATATTGTATGTAGTTTGTTCAAGTAAAGAAATATATCGTTTCATATACATGTCTAAATCCATTGGACTAAAATTATGATTGAAATAGTTAATAATATATTCCGGACTTAAGAACAAATTATTTATTCTTATATGTACAAATAGTAAACTCCATGCTAAACAGTGTCCACTACCAGGGTTAATTAAACTTTGTTGTCCTTGCAATCCTAAAGGACAACTATTTTGTACGTTTTTATATGTATATGATTGAGAATGAATAGGAAATAATCTTGATAATAAAATTTTGATATGATTTTCTATTTTATATGGTTTAGGGACATGAAAACCTCTAAATACACTACCATGGGGTTCAAAGAATTCTATTGTCTTATATAGATTATCTACAATAACAACATTTGAATGTGCAGCCGTATATGTTAAATTAAGTCTAATTGGTATCACGTAAAATCTAATAGAAGGATTGTTTTTACATTTATTAATAGAAGATAATAGAATATTAGGTATTTTGTATAAGAAATCTATAAAATCAATAGTTATAAAATAGTCTGTATAAAATACAGATTGTAAAAGACAAATTTGGTTACCATAATGTTGAAATGAATCAACAATTATTTTATCAAGATATTTTGAAAATATATCTTCTCTTAGATAAATAGAATCTGATGGATTTACTAACTTTAAATTTGGAAGAATCATGTTATCATTAACATCAATTATAGACTCTGTAGAAGCATTTTCTAATGATTTGAGATAGTCTAGTTTATTTGGTTTAAATAATATATCTAATATGTCTTGTGTTTTATCCATATTCCTTATATTAAAACAATAAATTAAATTTTAATATAATTAACGGTTAAAAAATTCTTCCACTGTTTTGAAATATAAATTGTGGAAAAAATCAAACTTACTATATTTAATAAATTCTTTGAAAATTTTATTGACTTCATGAAATGGAAGACCACTATATGAATGTATATTAGTGTCTAAATTATCGAAATATTGTTTAGTTTTAGTTTGTATTAGTTCTTTTACATATTTTTCTTCTTTAGGATTAAGATTAAAATTTATATATGCGTCTTTATAAAATTTTTTAGTTCCTTTTGTTTGTTTATCAATTAAAGTGATATATTGTCGTATATACGTATCTAGTTTTTCTGGTTCAAAACTGTCAAAATAGTCTACTATTCTAGATGTACTTAAGTCTAAATTATATAATCTAACATGTATGAAAAATAAAGTCCATGCTACACAATGTCCTGTATTTTTATTTAGTTTAGATTGTTTAGTTTGAAAACCTATAGGGCATTTATAGTGGACATTTTTAAATATAAAATGTGTTCTTCTAGATAAAATATGACTAATTAAGTTACGAATATGATATTCTAAATCATAAAAAATGTCTTTAGATAAAAATTTTGAACCATGTGGTTCATACATCTCGATGGTTTTAGTTTTATTATCAACTATTAGGACATTTGCATGTGAATCAGATTCATTAAATTTAAAGACTATAGGTAAAACATAAAATCGAATATTTCTATTAGTTTTACATTGATGTAATTTATCAGATATATGATTAGGTACAACATATGAAAATGTATTAAAGTCAATAGTTATATAGTAATCTGATATAAAATGTGAATACAGAGTGCATGTACCTAACTCTGGGTGTAAAGATGTTAAATCTTCAAGAAAAATTTTGTCCATATATTTGGCAAATTTATCAAGACTTAATTTAGATGCAGATGAAAGTTCTAAACCTTGAAAATTTGGTAAGAGTATACCTGATTCTGTAAATGTTCTTTCCATTATCTATTGTAATTAACAAACAAAAAAATGAATTTAAATTATCTTTTATATAATTAACAAATACCCTTCACCAACTATAATACTTCAATTTCTGCTCACGACAACTTATCCGAATGAACCAAGAAAAATATAACGAATATTGTGACCTTATTTCTTTATACAAGAAATATGATATTAAGGACTCAAGTGATAATCAATTACATATGTATATTTCTAAAGCTGAACGACTTCTTACAGATGAATATAAGTATGGAAGTAGTTGGTTAGATTTATACTATTTGGAGAAATATCTTAATAAATGTGAACAGTTAGTACAAGCTATAGAGTTTTAAAAATTGAAAAATATCAAGATATAAAATATATTATCAATATGAAATATGATAATATAGATGTCGAAGAATATAATAAAACAGTAACAGATGATAATAAAAAATTAAAACTATGTCATTGTGGTAAAAAGTATATTTCATGGAATTTTAATCAACATACAAAAACAAAACATCATATTAACTACAGACAATTAAATAGGGAATGTTACTTTTACGATAATATACAATATAAGATGTTTGATTATATTTCACGATGTAAAAATCCTACTTGTGAATTTTACGGGTCAAAAGATAAATGTTCAAAAGAACATTATAAGAGTGATATAGATACTATAATATTAGAGGATAATATCAACAATGATACTAAAATTTTTACAAAATGATTATTCAGATTCTTCAATGGCTTCAAGTGCGTCGCCTTGACGATTAACGATAATTTTTAATTTTCTTGTTTTGGCAAACTTCTTACGAAGTTTATCAACAGCTTCTTTTTCTTCATCACGTTGCGTATCATATTTTTCATTGTAATGTAAATCGTGATATTTCCAAATTTTAGGATGTCCTACTCTAAATGGGTCATGTTTATTAGCTTTATACCAAAAAATTTGGTCTCTTAAATCAGTACTATTACCAGATGTTTTTATTACTAAACATTCATGATTTTGAGTACATGAATCGAGAATATTGCAGAAATGATCAAAACTTGGAATCATACCAGCATAGTCATCATAAATTTTTTTACGATTTTTAATACTAGGTTCATTAAACACAAATACGTAGTCAATATTACTACGTAAGGCTGGTGGAATACCAAGAGGGTATTGCATAGTTAAGATAAAGAAAATATTGTAATGACGACCATTGAAAAATATACTTTGAATAGTCTTTTCTTTTTTCCATGCGGCAGCATCGTGTAACATATCATCTAGTACTACAAAAGCTCTATTTGAAGGTGTAAGGCCATCTGTATCAGCATGACCGTTATTTCTGGCCTTTTTTACTTTATGAGATTGTTTTGTCAACATGGTTTCAATTAATTCTGGGTTATATTCAGAATGAATAAATGAATCAGGTATAAAATCTCCAAAAAAAGGATTAGCTTCTTCTGTACCAGAAAAAATCAAGCCAAGTGGTATTTCTTTGTGATGGTAAAAAATATCTCTTACTAAAAAACTCTTTCCACTTCTTCTTCTACCTAATAATAAGACAGTAGCGTTGGGAACTATACCTTTTATTTTAAATTTTCGTAGCGAGAGTCTTTCGAATTCATTCATAGTTTAATATAATATCATTAACCAATAAATAAAATTTACCGCATGTGCGTACATATAAAAAAATCATTAACTTGATAAATAATAATGAATGATTTAAAGACTGTACATTTCAATGATGAGATTATAGTAATAGAGTATGATATAAATGATAGAATATGTAAAAAAGAAAGTTTTTTGAAACACTTAATAAAAACAGTCACAAAGTTTTTTCAAAGAAAACATATTTAGGTTACGATTATTATAAAAATAATTTTTATTTAGTTATAATAAGGTTAAACAGATGTCGGATATTTATGACGGTGATATATCTAATAATAGTAATAATTATATAGATACAGACACAGACAACACAGACAACACAGACAACACAGACAACACAGACACATATTCAAGTGATTCATCTTCAAGTCATATGGTTGCTTCTATACGTAAAAAAATTAAGCGTCAAATAGAAAATGAATTAAATAACTACGGTGATGATGAAATGGTAGAAGATAATGAAACACGATTTAGTAGTGACACAGGTTATACAGATGATACAGATGATATAGATGATACAGATGATACAGAAATAGAGGATGAAGGCGAAGAATTATTTGTTGATAATTTAGAGTGTGTTGAACCATGTGATTGTCCTGATATATATTTTGTTGAAGACAATTCGGATTATGAAATTATAAATGAATCTAAATGTATACCTATTAAAAATAGGTATAGGAGACAGACATGGTATGAATATTTTCGTAAGTTATATATGGTGACAGTTATATTAATAATTAGTATAGTTGTTTATTTTTATTATTCTTATAGTAAAAGAAAGGAGAATATTGTTTCTAAATTATAAAAAATTAATTATATTGCGACATATTATATGGATATAACAGATACATTAGAGAATAAGTTGATAATATCAACCTTATTAGTTATTATGTTTTTATTATCTGGTATTAATAAGTTGTCTGGGTTTAGTAGTGTAGTGGAGAGTTTGAAACAAAAACTTCAATATGATATGTCTGATAATTTATATAATTTAGCTATAGTAATAGTTATTTTGGTAGAGGTCTTAGCACCTCTTATTATTATATATTATGCTTTAACTGGAAATTATAAAAAGGAGGCATATTATAGTGTTATTGCGTTAATAATTTTCACAATATTAGCTACGTTAGTTTATCATTTCCCAGATTTAAATAGCTATAAAAAGTCTATACCATTTTGGGCTAATATATCATTACTTGGTGGACTTCTATTATTGGCTAAAATGATTAAAAATGAGTAGAAAGAATACGTTATTAAGTTAAAATTAAAATAATATCTATTGTTAATGATACTAACAATAGATGTTGGTTTAAGGAATTTAGCCATGTGTATTATGAGTTCTAGTGATAAGCATGATATAGCTACATATAAGATTCATTTATGGGATACGTATAACACATTAGATGTAGATGATTATAATTGTAACGGGATTCAAAAGAATGGTAAAGTATGTGGTAAAAAATGCGGGTTCAAGTATATTAAAGACGGTAATCAAAATCATTGTTGTAAAACACACTTTCCTAAAGATTTAATCACGGGAAAACAAATAGATAAAAAGTATATTTTTAAAAAAAAGGCTGTCAATGATTATTTATTACAAGACATTGCTAGAATAGTGTTAACAAGATTACAATCTATATATGATACAAATATAGATGTATTTAGTCAAGTAAGTCAAGTATTAATAGAGTTACAGCCTAAAGTTAACCAAAAGATGAAATTTACTTCACATATTTTATATGGCAAATTAGTTGAAATATATTATAATACGACTACTACAATAAGATTTGTAAGAGCAGCTCAAAAATTAAAGGCGTATACTGGACCATTAATAGAATGTAATTTAAAAGGGAGTTATGCTAAGAGAAAATGGCTAAGTATTCAATATTCAAAATGGTTTTTACAAAATAAATTTTTGAAAGATGAGTGTGATAAATGGTTAAATCAGCTAGAAACTTCTGGTAAGAAAGATGATATGTGTGATGTACTATTAATGGCTATTAATGGTCATTATGGTATTCATAAGAAACAAATGACTAATAAAAAAGGTAAATGTATTAAATAATTAACATATAGTAGTAAAATCATATGCAAATTTTGTAAAAGTATCATATTCTAAACTAAATTTTTTGTATTTTTGTAAGTAATTATTTATTACATAAAAGGACGCGTTAATTTCAGATTTATATTCGTGTAAAAAATATACCATATTTTGACTATTATAGATTTTAGTATTTTTATAAAGGCCAAATTTATTATCAATAATAAAATTCATAATGTCAGGGAATTTAGCCTTATCTAAGAAATAAGGAAGTCTATCTTGGAGATCATAATATAAATCCATTATATAATCTGTCTCATATGTGATAAATTTGTCTATTTGGTCATTTTCAAACTCTTCATAAAAGTCTGAATGACTTTCTGTTTCGCTATCCATTTTTGTATTTTTAATATTCCTTTAAATTTTTTAAACCGAGTAATTTTGATTTACTATTTTAAGTATTTTATTTTTAAATTAACATTTTTATTTTAAAAAAATAAATTTATTTTATTACTATATATTAAAACACGATGGACATACTAGAAATGATTCAAAAAAATGATATGCTTAAGGTTATTTTAATTCTTCTCGCAGTCTATTTCTTCATGAAATACTATAACCGTGAAAGTTTAGACAATGTTGAAGCTGAAGCTAGACCAGCTGTTGAGGCTCAAGCTCCTATGGCACAGCCCGATGTTAAGGCTGTTGCTGCACCAGTTTTAGCTGAAGCTGAACAACAAGCTCAAGTTGAGAGAGTTGTAGCTGGACAAACTCAATTAAGTGCTAACGACCTTTTACCCACCTATGATGATGCTAATGAGTTTGCTAAACAAAATCCTGTTTCTCAACTCCTTCAAGAACAAAACTTTTTACAAGCCGGATATCACATGGGTATTAACACTGTTGTACAGTCCAACAAGATTCCATATCTTGACATTCGTTCTTGTCCACCTATCCCCAAATCTGAAGTTGGACCCTTCAATAACAGTTCTTATGAGCAACCAGTTGGTGCTAACCGCCGATTCCTTGAAATTGGTAACTAAATATAAATTCATCAATTTTATTAATTTTATAATTCGTATAAAATTAAGTTGTATTAACTATAGTGTGTATTATTTCTTCTTAGGTAATGCGCATGTTTTAGCTTTATCGGAACAGACTGCTCTTAAACCTTCGTATTTATCAAGAACCTCTTTAAACGGAGGTGTTGGGATTGTATGGAATGTTTCTTCTTTAAATGCTTGAACTTGTTTATAGTAATTTTCTTCTGTAATTGCTCCAGTGTAAAACATAGCTTTTAGTTTACGTTTTTCATCTGTATAACATTTATTTTCTTGACCTATTAATTTTTTATTTACTTTATCTTTCATGAGATATAGCCAGTACATTAATTCTATTCTACCTTCTAAGTAAGGTTCAATTGGTAATTCTAATAAAAATTTTTTAAATGATTCCCTACAAAAAATACAAGGCATAATGATTTGAAGTCCTGTTAACATTTGTCTGAATGCATTTTTAATAATTATGTGCTCACTATTTTCCGTATCGATTTTATCAGGATAACGTCCCATAATGCTTGTAAATAAAAAGTTCCAAGCTGCCGGACCCCAATGTTTAGTACTCATACCACTAGTTCCTTGATATAAGGAGTAATCAATACCTTCTGGAAGTTGTATCATATTATAATGTACCAATAAAAAATTTTTAAGAATATCGATGTTTAAAATGACCTAAAGGAAATTTAATTCTTCTAGGATATGTCATAGCTTCAAGTACAATATATGCAGAATCACTTCTATAAATATATTCTTTAATTTCTCCATTGTATCCTTTATATACATTAAGAGGGCTACCTTCTAAACGGATAATTTTAACCAAATCACCTCTTTTAAATTCTACGTCTTGATATTCTGGTACATTTTCTTTTGTAGTTTCTTTTGTAAGTTTATTTTCGATTTGTTCTGTATTTTTGAATACGGATTTTAAATCGATAACCTTATCTTTTTTTGGTTTAGGTTCTTTCTTAATAGGTTTAGGTTTATTTTTTCTTTCATTATCTTGTTCTTTTTCAGATTCTTTAGTTTTAATTGCTTTAACATTTGGAATTTCTGGATTATTAACTAAAAATTGAGAGAAATCCATAATTTATTTAAAATTAATAGTTTTTTAGTTTTAAATAATGTATTTTGTTACTGGTTTTATATTGCTTGGATTAGTTGTATTCAATTATAGAAATGATTTTTGGAGAATATTTATTAATCTAGTATTATCATGTATAAGTGTATATTTGTATATTCTTGACAAATTAACATATATATTACCGAGATATTTATATATAAAGAGTTATAATTACAAGACAAATGACTTGGATTTTAGTATATACGAGTATTTAGGTAAGTATAATAATAAATATTATAAATTTAAAGTCATTGAAGATAACTACTATAATAGTGTTGATGCTTTTGATATTTATCATCCTAATAATATGAATATGATTAACTATTGTGGTGTTATTAATAAGGATGGTAATCATATAAGAGATATTACAAAGGATATAAGGTGCTTTATGTATTATAGAGGGTTAATTGAATGGAAATATATTTTAGTACATTTAGGTTTAGAAAGACATTATGGAATATATATGTGTATGAATGATGATGATATAACAGAAGAAATTTTGTATATAGATGCTATTTATAATGAAAAATTTAATTTTTAGGTCGTTTGATTTATAATAAAAATATAGCCCTTTTATTATAAGTTTAACACTAAATGGAAATAAATAAATTAGCTTTTAGTGGTGGGGCTATTAAAGGAATCGCATATGTAGGCGTATTTAAAAAGATAGAAGAGTTAATATATGAGAGGCATTTAGAAGAATCTAAACCTGAGTTTGATGTAAATAAATGTACAATTCCTAAGTTTAATATTAATACAATATGTGCAGTATCAGTTGGTAGCATATTTAGTTTAATTTACTTATTAAACTATACATATGCAGAAATGTTAGAAGAGGTGTTAAATAAAAAGTTTGATCAATTAAAAGATATTAGGATTATGAATTTTGTTAGTAAATATGGGTTAGATAGCGGGATTAGTTTAATATCTTGGATTCAATCTTTAATGGTTAAAAAGGGTGTTGACCCAGGTATTACGTTAAAAGAATTTTATGAATTAAATCATGTTGACTTTCAGATTATGGCTACTAATTTAAATAAGTATTGTTATAAAAAATTTAATTATAGTGAGACACCTGATGTAAAAGTATTGGATGCTGTAAGGATGTCTATAAGTGTTCCATTTTTATTTACTATTAATGAATTTGAAGGTGATATTCATATTGATGGTGGATTAATAGATAATTATCCAATTAGAGTATTTGAAAATGAGTTGAATAATTTTTTAGGTTTTAAATTAATTAACCATGGAGAGATGGATACACATGATGTTGATGAACGAATTGATGATATAGAAAGTTATATATATCATATTTTGAGTTGTTATATGGTACAAAAAGAAAAACATACTACACGAAGTGAAGAATATAAGAACTGTACTGTGTATATTCATACAGAGGACATTACCCAGAGTGTAAATTTTGCGTTAACTGCATCAGAAAAAAATAAATTAATAGAGATAGGATACAAGAGTATTACTGATTTTTTAAAAAGTAATCGATAAGTTGAAAAAACTTTTTTATTTACATATAGTAGAGTAATGAATGATTATAATGTTATTAAACAAATTGGAAAAGGTTCTTTTTCAAGTGTTCATTTATGTAAAAAAAAGAAGTCTGGAAGTTTACTAATGTTAAGTGGTATATATGATGATACTGAAGATGAAGAAGATGATTTTTTTATCGTTAAAGAAATTAACTTGGATAATTTAGTTAAAAAGTATGTAAAAAAATCTAAATTGGAAACGAAACAATTAGTAAAATATAGTAAACATGTATCTGGAACAACAAGTGTTAGTATAACACCATACAATACAAACAGAAAACTTTTACAACAATTAGATTCTGAAGAAGAATATTATTATAAGAGGTTGCGTGATTTAATAGATAGTGAAATTGAAGTATTAAATAAATTACATCATGACAATATTATAAAATATTTTTCATCAGATATGAAGGAACAAGTATATTATATTAAAATGGAATATTGTCAGTATGGTGATTTATATAGTATCTTAAAAGATTATACTATTGGTGATTTTAAGTTAAGAAATATATTTAACGGTTTTGAGACTACATTTATTAAGATATTTTTAAGAGATACAGTTAATGCTCTTAGTTATCTACATGACTTGAATATAATTCATAGAGATATAAAATTACATAATGTATTAGTAAAAAAAGATCAAGATAATCAGTTTTTATTTAAATTAAGTGATTTTGGATTTGCGTGTTTTGATTTAGATTGTAAGTTAAATGACAGTTTAACTCAAAGTGATTTTGATTTTAGTGCGAGTGCATTAAAAAAGAAATATTATAAATTATGTGGTACACCATATTATATGGCTCCAGAGATAATATTAAATATAGAAGAATTCGAACAATTAATATCAGAAGAAGAATTTACAAAACATGTAAAATTTTATGATAAAAAAGTAGATTTATGGAGTTATGGTATATGTTTATATGAATTAATTTTTAACATGTTACCATTTTCTGATATATATGATATTCATGATTTAAAGTTATTTTTTTCTAAACCGACGACACAAAGTGATTTGCATAAAAATATAGATAAAAAAAATATTATTGACAGTAAAATGAAAACATTGTTAAAAAGATTATTAACTATAAATCCATCTTTTAGAATTTCTACTGAAGAATTAAAAGAATTTGTTGATGGATTAAGTAAACCCGATAATGATATAGTGATAAGCGATAGTGTCATAGATATTATCAATTGTGACGAGAATGTATATCAAACAAATGAATTAATGAAGGAAAATGTAATTAAAGAACCATTAGACATATCTAAAAAGAACGGGAAAGAAAAATTAGAATATAATACAGATTCATGGGTTGTAGATGATGGTGAATATCATCAAAAAGATTTTCCAAAATTTGTCAATTCATGGGATAAAATTAATAAAACTAGTTCATTAATAATGAAAATTAGCGTTGATAATAATTTTATGAAGTGGTTATTGAATAAGAAATGAATTTATAGATTTATTTCTTACTTTATTTTAAAACTAATACTAACGTCGTTATTAATAAGATAATGATTAATAGTATCAGGATGGACCATAAACATTTATTATATTTTTGTTGTTTTTTATCAGCTGATATAAGTTCTTCATCTGCGCGTTCTACATTAATAACAACATCATCAATATTAGACTCTATATTATCTAGTAAATACCCTTGTTCATGTGAAAGACTAGCTAATGTTTTAAAAATGTCATTAATATCAAGCATTTCTTCATGAATACGAGTTATAGCTTCTTCTCTTTCTGCGATTTCATCTTCATCAATAAGAAGAGGAGTATATTCACTCATTGTAAATTAATTTGTAAAATAATATTAAATTTAAATAGTTTAAAGAAAAATATGGAATTATGAAGAAATTTTTTTAAACATATGTATTAATAATGGATATTACTCATAGTACATTTGCAATTTTAGTTACAGCAATAGTTATGGTACATTTAAAGGCTATGGAATTTGTATATAGAACAGGTACAAATTTTTATACTCTTCCAAATAATAAATGTAAAAATACAGATGAAGTATGGGATATTCTACATATGAATTTTAAAAATTATTCGCAATACAACTATACTAAAAATTGGTATATGATATTATTTGTTGTACCGTTGATACATAAATTAGTTACTGATAATATTAAAAGTGCTTTTTTTAAAGAGTTTATTTTGAAATTTATGATAATTATATTTTTAAGAAGTTTAACAATTATGTCTACTATTTTACCGAAAAATACACCTGTAGAAGTTATTCCTGATGAATATGGTAATTTAAGTTTATTTGATAAAACGATTGGGGGTGGATGTTATGATAAAATGTTTTCTGGTCATTTCGCTTTTGGATTATTGTTAACACTTTTAATGTTTAAACATGAAATTATTGAAACAAATGTTTTAAATATAGGTTTATTTAGTTTTTTAAATATTTTACATTTGTTTATTTTAGGTGTTACTCGTTCACATTATACTATGGATATGATAGTTAGTTTATATGTTACATTATTCGTTTATAACTTAGATATTAATTTAATTTGATAATAGTATATGGAAGAAGATAACACAAGATATATAGCTGAACAGATTTTTACAAAACCACCTGAAGAACCAAACTCCATAGATTTAAGTTTAGACGAGTCTACAGTTGATTTTATGGAAAATGAAGGTTATAATAATCACTCATTTATTAGGGATATAATAAGTGTTATAACGTTACACGGTGTTGAAATTTTATTTGGGCATAGAAATATTATGATATTAACTGAAGATGAGTTGTTTTTATTGAAGAGATATATTAGAAGTTATGGTTTCGAATTAAAAATTAAAATAGAAGACAGAACAATTTTTATAGCGTTTGAAAAATATTATTAATTTGATTTATTTTTAAATTAATTAAGTTATTTTAAAAAATTTTTTTTCTTTTTATATAGTATAAAAAACAAAAATGGCTGGTGGTTTAATGCAACTCGTCGCCTATGGCGCTCAAGATATTTACCTTAAAAGCCTGTAGGGTAGAAAAATGCCGAGGAATACTGAAAAAATAAAGTATTCATAACCCTCTTTGTGAACTCGAATAACTTCGAATCACTGGCGTTAATCAGGGAAATTAAATTTAATTTGAAAAACCCTGGTAAGAAAATCAAATTGCTGGAAACCCCTAAAGCTTATTCTACTAAGATTTAATCGTGAGGTTAAATTGGCCAAGAGAAAAACTTGGGTAGTGACAATGGATAAGATAATATACCGAATAATATAGGTGTTGCAATGGGCAATCAGCAGCCAAGCTTCTTTAAAATTGAAATTTTTTTTGTATTATAATAATAATAAACATGGATAAAGAATGTGATCAATGTAGAATAGTTAAACCGATTTCTAAATATAGAAAATATACAGATAGAGAAAATTCATACAGTATAACATGTAAAGCATGTTTAAATGAGAGAGATAAAGAAAGAAAACAAAATCTTAGAAAAAGGAGATTAGAAACTTTTATATTAAAATGTGAAAAATGCAATGAATCAAAAGCATTAAAAGATTTTTCCAAATTAAAAAAGTTTTATAAAAAAAAGATTTGTTTATCTTGTTATCCTAAATTTTTAACAGAACAAAAAACTGAATGGTGTAGAAATGAAAGTAAATCTAATATAAATTATAGATTAAAAAAATCATTAGCCGCACGATTAAGATCTGTTTTGATTAAAAATGATACTACTATGAATTATATTGGATGTAATATTCAATATTTAAGAGAATGGTTTGAGTATAATTTTACAAAAGATATGAATTGGGATAATTATGGTTCATATTGGTCAATAGATCATATTATACCTGTTTGTAAATTTGATTTAACTATTGAAGATGAAAAATTAAAATGCTGGAACTGGTCTAATTTAATGCCAGTTACTGTAAAATACAATTCATCTAAAAAAGAAATAGATCAAACTCAAATAGATATTATTTTACAAAAAATTCGAGATTTTAAAGAAGAAGGTTCAACGACTAAATGGTTTTCGGGAGACATATTAACTTTAGATTTTGCTAAATTAAAGATTGATATGTCTTCATAAGATATAGTCTAATCCTTATTGAAAAATAAGGTAGAGGAAAATGTACAGGTAATCCTCAAATTACTTTCTTCAAAGTCGTCTACAGACGTCACACTAACTTCGCTCTCGAAGCTATTGAACAAACCTTAACATTATAGGGTTGAAAAGTAGCCAGCCATAACTATTAGGATATGTTATGGATAAAACTGTAAGTATTCCTATTTAATAAACGTAATATTCCACCGCCAGTTTTTTATCCGTTTATTAAAATATAGCTGCTAGTAAATTGAGAATAATTCTTAATTTGCAACACTATCAAATTGCTGAAAACCCCTTAGAGTCTTTAATACCAAGGTTAATTCGAAAGTTTTAACTGGCCAAGATAAAACTTGGGTAGTGGCATTAGCCACAAAGATTAACAGTCTTCAAGATTGTTAGTCTTTCGGTGACAATTTAAAGAATTGGGCAATCAGCAGCTAATCTCTAAAGATTAAAATTTGTTTAAATAAATTGAAAATATTTATTAAATATAATAAAAGCATATGGGTATAATATATAAGATAACATCTCCTTCAAATAGAATTTATATAGGACAAACAATTACTTCAATAGATAAAAGATGGAAAGAGCATATAGAAGATGCACATCGTAGTTATAAAAATCATTGTAAAGTTTTAAATAAAGCTATAAGAAAATACGGAGATAAAAATTTTATATTAGAAATAATTGAAGAATGTAGAGATGAAGATTTAGATAAAAAAGAAATAGAATATATTGAAAAGTACAATTCTCAAATACCAAATGGTATGAATATTAAATTAGGAGGTAGTAATGGAAAACATCATGAAACTACTAAAGAAAAAATTAGTAATTCTTTAAAAGGTAGATTCGTTTCTGAAGAAACAAAAGAAAAACTTTCTCAGTCTACAAATCCTGATTTACCAATGTACTTAATAAAATGTCCTAAAGGTTATAGAGTATGTAATCATCCTATGGGACCAGAAAAAAGGTTTATTTCATCAAAAAAAACAGATGAATATAATTTACAAAGAGCTTTGAGTTATTTAGAAAGGTTAAATAATTTGAAAGAACCATTAATTGTAAAAACACCTTTATATGAAAAATATATTCAAAAACATAAAAATGGATTTTGTGTTAAATATTTATCTGAAAAACCTAAATACTTTGTTTCTAGAACTATTTCTAATGATATATTATATCAATCAGCTTTAGATTATTTAAATGAATTAAAATCCAAGAGTGATGTTCAACGACTAAATGGTAGTGGGGAAAATGATTAATTTCATTTTTCTTAAGATATAGTCTAGCCCCTACCTGTATTATGAATTGTTGTTATTAAATTCATACAGGGTATAAATACATCGAAAGATGGGGTATAAGCGTTAATGGAACTGTTGACTTTGGTCGCAAAGTTTCTTGCACTGTTTCCCGAAACGGTGATTTAATTCACAAGGTCTACCTCCAAGTTGACCTCCCTGCTCTTGCCAACTCTGGTGCTGGTGCATCCGTTGCCTGGACCCGAAACATTGGTCACGTTCTTATTGACTACGTCAACATTGAAATTGGTGGCCAAGAAATCGACCGTCACTATGGTGACTGGCTCAACATTTGGAACGAGCTTACCCAAACCGCTGAAAAGGAAGATGGTTACAACGTTATGATTGGTTCCACTGTTGCTCTTACCAACCCTGCAGCTTCCATCCCTGCTGCTACCCTTTACATTCCTTTCCAATTCTGGTTCTGCAGAAACCCTGGTCTTGCTCTTCCTCTTATTGCTCTCCAATATCATGAAGTCAAGTTCAACATTTCTTTCCGTCCAGCATCTGAATGCTACATCACCCACAACGGAAGTGCTCCTTCATCTGGTGTCCCAAGCATTGCCAATGCTTCTCTCTACATTGACTACGTCTACCTTGACACCGATGAACGTCGTCAATTTGCTCAAGTTCAACACGAATATTTAATCGAGCAACTCCAATTCACTGGTGCTGAAGCTTATAGCAACTCTGCTGTCAAGTCCAAGCTTGCTCTTAACCACCCTTGCAAGGAACTTGTCTGGGTTCTTCAACTCGACTCTAACGTTGCTCCTAACAAGAACCGATGGGCCGATTACACTGACTCTGCCAACACTGCTAATAAGGAATACGTTGGTGATGACACTCTTGCATCTGCTAAGCTCCAACTTAATGGACAAGACCGATTCTCCGTCCGTGATGCTACTTACTTCAACGTTGTTCAGCCATACCAACACCACACTCGATGCCCTGCAACTGGTATCTATGTGTACTCCTTTGCTCTCAACCCTGAACAGCATCAACCTTCTGGAACTGTCAACATGTCCCGAATTGACAATGCTACCCTTCTCTTAGACCTCACCACTGGAACTTCCCCTATCCAACTCCGAGTCTATGCTGTGAACTACAACGTTCTCCGTATCATGGCTGGTATGGGTGGATTAGCATATTCCAATTAGTTCAAAGTATATTTTATTATATATTTTGCTATCCCTCCTAATAAATTGAAAAATAAACTATTTTAATAAAAATTATTAAAATGGCCGAAGATGACAAATTTCAGTGTACGAACTGTAAATGTTATAGAATTGAATCCGATTTTATAGGAAAGTCTGGTAATGTTGTTAAAAGATGTTTAAAATGTAGTGAGAAAGATGCTAAACAAAAGAAACGCCCTGACATTATTGAAAAAAGAAATAAAAGACAAAATTAAAAAAAATATTATATAAAACATCGTGAAAAGAAAAGACAAGAAAATAATTGTAAATAAAATTTAAAATAAAAAGTAAAACTTTTTTACTTTAATTTTTCTCGAATTTCAAAAAATTAAAATATTTATTAATAATATAAAAAAACAATGGCTGGTCGCAAAAGTTATAAGAAATCTCCTCGCTCACCAAAGGCACACTCTGTAAAACGTTCTCACAAGCGTTCTCACCCAAAGCGCAAATCTCACAAGAAGGCAAAGTCTGCAGCTTCAAGCTCATCCGCCTCCTCTTCACCTGCTCCTAAGCGAAGACGTTCCCACAAAAAGTCTAAGGCTCCTAAGAAGTCAAAGAAGTCCAAGCGCTCTGCTCCTCGCAAGTCTCGCAAGAGCAAGAAATCCAAGAAATCCAAGAAGAGCAAGAAGTCCAAGCGCTCTGCTCCTCGCAAATCCCGCAAGTCCAAGAAATCAAAGAAGTCTAAGGCTCGCAAATCCCGCAAGTCTAAGAAATCAAAGAAATCAAAGAAATCAAAGAAGTCTAAGGCTCGCAAATCCCGCAAGTCCAAGAAATCAAAGAAATCAAAGAAATCAAAGAAGTCTAAGGATCGCAAATAACGAAAGACTCGCAAGTCCCGCAAGACACGAAAG